CTTGGTCTGCGTTACCTAAGCTACCAGTAGAATCACCAGCACCACCAGCACCAATAGTCATTGTATAGTTTGTTGCAGATGCAAGGGTTGTGGTGCTTTCAACTAGGCCACCGCCCCCACCGCCTCCGCCACCAAGGGCAGAGCCTGGGTTACCACCACCGCCTCCACCACCACCGGCAGAAACCACATAATCTGCGGCTACAGAAAATCCAGTTGGAACTGCAAGAGTTCCAGAAGAGGTGAATGTATGAATTCTATAATCACCAGAGGTTGTTATTGTTCCACCAGTAGGAATATCAACAACTGTTTCGGTTAAAAAGTTTGATGATGGAGTTCCATCTTGGTTTTTTGAACTAATTCTTATAACATCACCAACACTCACTGCCCCATAAACTGATGAAGGAACTGCGGTTGAAACTGATGAGGTTGCATCTAAACCTGTAACTTCGGCAATAAATGTTCCACTATTATCACTAAAGACAATATCTACTTCATCCGTCTTACTACCAATATTAATAGTAAGTGTAGATGCCAAACCATTATAAATTGTGCCTGAAACAGATGTCATTTCTGGTATTAGATTTGTTGCTACCCAATTCGAACCATCCCAAAACTCTAATGACCCAACATCTGTGTTAAACCGTGTGTGTCCATATTGAGAATTGGTTAATGTTGGTCTTTCTGCTTGCGTTCCAGCAGGCATTCCAATACTGTCTGTAGATGCACCAAAATCTGTGTCATCTGCTTTAATATCGGAGTCACTTCCTAGAAGTTGTGCTAATTTTTTTGCGTTACTGTCTGACATTCTCTATTTCCTAAATTGGTAGATATCTAAACCTTAGTGTTGCACCGTTAGCAGGTGCAGTTGTAAATGTTAAAGTTGTGCCTGAAATTGTATAATCCGTAGTCGGCTCCAAGCATACACCGTTTTCGTGAACCAAAACTGATTCTACCGTATGACCAGTTGTGATTGTGAAATCTGTTGATGACCCATCTCCAGTTGCACCAGTTGATGAATAACTAAGAGATAACTTTGCATTTGTAACTGAGTTATCCAATACAGTATCTATAATATTGTTAGATTCTGCAAGTTGAATAACTTGAATATTGTTTGTTCCATTTGAAGGGGCACCAGTAAAAATTATATTTGAACCACTGGTTGTATATGCATACGAAGACCCATATCTTTGATATACATTATCCACAAACACAATAATGTTTGCACCATTACCAACACTTGGAGTTCTACTTAAACTGAAAGTTGTTGTCGAACCATCACCATTGAAAGTATCAATGGCAGGAGATGATGTTGCTTGAGTGGCCACGAGCAACTGTCTACCCATATACACAATGGATGCTCGAGCATTATTGTCTGGTGCTTCTGAAAATGTCAACGAACCACTTCCACTGGAAGTAGTTACGGTATATGAATACTCAGGCTCTTGGACGATACCGTCAAGAACGATTAGTAATTGTGTTGCTTGTGATACAGGGTAATCCAAAGCAAAAGTTGTTGTCGAACCATCACCCGAAACAACCTGTCTTTGAAATACACCGTATGCCGGTTCTGCTCCAATATATGCCATTATTCGTGTCTACCTTTAATTCCGTTCATGTCTATTTATTCAACTGCATCCCAAGTCTGGTCAGTTTCGTTCCATGTATAATTATTGCTATTATAGTCATCTGGTCTTGGGGTAGGTGGTTCCCATTTGCAAGTATCCTCATTTAATGTCCAACTAGGGAACTTTTGAGGAGAGATAAATGCATCTCTTACTCTATCATAGGTATAACCAATCCCAGCATAATTTTTTCTGAGAGGTGTCCCATCATCTTCTACACCAGTATCACAATTATAATGTTTTCCACCATGTGTATTAAAAGAAGTTTGAATCCATTCGCCAGGAGAGTTATCTACAAAATTTTCAAAAAAATCATCCTCGGCAACTATAACTTCTGTTACAATTCCATCTAATACTCTTGCGTAATGTGCCATATTTATTTTCTCCTAGTCCAATTCATACCGAATAACAACAACACCAGAACCGCCGTTACCAGTTCCTACTGGAGAAACCGTGTGAGTTGTTGCTCCACCACCAGAACCAGTATTTGTTGCACCGGCGGTTGCACCAGTGCTACTGTTGGTATTTGATATTCCACCAATACCATTTGTAGATGTTTGTGTTTCGTATTGCCCGTTATCGTTACCACCGTTACCACCAGCAGCATAATATGTATTGGAACCTGTAATGCTCTTTTGAAGTCCAGCACCACCGTATCCACCTTTACTTGCGGCACGAACATCACCATCCTGTCCAGCTGCACCAGCACCACCGCCGCCGCCGCCTCCAGAACCAGATACATCACCGCCTCTGTTTCCTTGTCCAGATGTTCCAGCACCACCAATTCCGTTTGCAGCTTCACCAGAACCGCCTCCGCCAGAACCACCAGAATTCGCATTGGCACCACCACCAGAACCGCCTCTACCACCACCAATAGCAGTTTGACTATTGAATACTGAATTAGAGCCATTCGATGCGTAAGGGCCACCGTCACCACCAGAGTTGGCTCCGGCACCGCCTCCACCACCGATAGTTACACTGTAACTATTTCCAGCAGAGAATGAATCAGATGTGTTGTGAATTAGTCCACCAGCACCACCACCGCCTGCGTTATCGTTACCACCACCGCCGCCACCAGCAACAATGAGTGATTCTCTAGAAGAGAACGACACACCAGAAGGAACTGTGAAAGTTCCAGATGATGTAAATCTGTGAATTCTATAATCACCAGAGGTTGTTATTGTTCCACCACTAGGAAGACCTGTAGCAGTTATTGAAGCAGATGAAGATGTGGCACTGTCACTGTTTGTTACTCTGACATCAACAACATTACCACTAGTTACATTTGAATAAACTGCACTTGGGACTGTAACAGTTACAGAAGTATTACTAGTAGGAGTTACTGTAACATTTTCATCAATACTATCATCTGATTGATTAAAGTTTACAACCATAGATGAAACCAAAAAGTTATTACCAGTAATTGTAATGTCAGAAGTCCAACCATCATAAATTCTACCAGATGTAGAACTAATTACAGGAATCTGTGCAGAAACCTTTTTCCAAGAAGTGCCATCATAGTATTCCATAACACCCAACTCAGTATTAAACCTTTGAGCACCTTCATATGAGGTGGCTGGTTGTTGAGCAGTTGTTCCAGATGGAAGTGTAAACTGTCCTGTAGATGCATTGTCCATGTCAGAAACATCTTGAGCAGTAACAGAAATATTATCTAGATTAGATAGTAAAACGTCACCGTTTGCATCAAGAAGTTCTGCGATATTTTTATTTTTACTTGCCATTAGTTTTGATACCTTATCATGATTGGTAGGCCTGTTAATGGAGCAAACGTAAATGTAACCACTCCAGTAGAAGAATTAACTGAGTAGTCAGTTGTTGGCACCATCATGACACCGTTATAATAAACCCATGCACTATTAGTAGTGACACCGGCAGTTGTTAATGTAAAAGTTGTTGTTGAACCGTCACCAGTATAGTTATCAACTAACCAATCTGGGGCTCTACGAACAATTCCACGAATCCCTAAATGTTTTGCTTCAATCTCTGCACTTGCGTCTGGGGCAGAGGTGAATGTTAAAGTTGTGCCAGAAAGAGTATAGTTCGTTGTTGCTTTCTGAATAATACCATCAACTATCACCAACAAAGTATTGACATTTGCTGGGGTCTCTGATAGTGTAAATCCTGTTGTTGAACCATCACCAGTAAAAGCATCTGTAGTGAAAGTTTTCATATTATCTGACAAATGCAGATGTGTTATAGAATTATTTGGGGGAGTCATATTATATGGCCCAACACCCTTATGAATAATGTAAATAGACGCAGTAGAAGAAACAGATTCAGAGAAATTTATAACTCTAGGTCTGTTTGAACTGTCCTCATGAACAGTATAGGCTACATCGGGTTCTTGACGAACATTATCGTAAAGAACTTCAATATTACCCGACTCACTGCCAGGAACATCAATACTCAACTCAACAGCATTTGAATAAGTTCCGTGGGCGCCTGTTACTGAACCAAAGTCTGAACCTGTAAAATCCTCTTTGGGAAAGGTATCTGAAACTTGGTTTATAAATGGAACACCAATATATGCGTCTGACATGATTGTTTACCCCTTATGCAACATCTTCTAGAATTGATGCCACCACATCAACGTCTGATGCACTTGCGTATACACGAACTTCATCGTCACCGTTCAACACGACCTTCTGACCCGACACAACTTTCAATGCACCGCCCGCTGGGAGAGGAGCATTTTTAACGATGTGATACGATGCAGTTCCAGAACTGTCATAAATTACAACAGATACTTGAATTGCAGATGAACTTGTGTTTGCTACATCAAGTTCAATCAGAATTGAGTTGACGGCAGAACCATTGTTCGCAGTGTAAACATTTGTCGGTGACCCACTTGAGGTGCTGACACTTGTTGCGAAAGCATTTTTAAAATTGTTTGCCATTCTGATTTCTTCCTTTGTTTATACTAAGTTATTTATAATGTTTATCCGAGAGCAATACCCATTGCTACAGAAAATCCTTCAGTTGCCACTCTTCCACTAGTATCTCCAATTTGCAATACTGTTGAACCGTTTGTGATGTTTCCACTTAGTTGAACATCACCTGTGACATTAATACCATCGGCTGTTGTGTCTAATCTTGTAGACCCATTAAATTGTAAATTAACACCAGTTGTAGCATTGACCGTTAAGTCACTTGTAGAACTAATGTTTAAGTCTCCGCCACCATCATGACTAACATAAGAATTAGAACCATCATGATATAGTTGCATATCATCTGAGGCACCCATCTTAATTCTTTCGTTAGAAGAATCTGGGGAGTCATCAAAGTCAATTACGTTTGGAAATAGGACATTAGAAATTGCACCTTCCAACTCTGTAACTGCTTCAACAATATCTGTTACTGCATTCCCATTAATAGAAGCAGGAAGATTACCAATATCGCCCACATCAGATGCGAGTTCATTAAACTCTACACGCCATTCCTCAAAGGTAAAACTTGCTGGTGTATTACGGTCTGCCATTAATCTTTATCCACTAACTTTAATAGGAGAGATTTTATTTCATGCATCTCACACTTTAGATTATTTATGTCTCTTACTGCATCCCTTAATACATCTTTTTGTTGGGTTGCCGCACGAGACCTAGCAACCGCAGCTCTATATGCGGTCATATCAGTATTAATAATTGCACGAGAACTTGTGTCTCTAACTAGATTCGGATGATTTTCTACTTTAATAAATTCACTCATCTTATGTCGCCAACGCAATTGCTCTTAAATCTTTAATACGAGGAACCTCTGAAGAGTTAGTTCCTTGCATACGAATTTTAATTGCAAATGCAATGAACTCTTCTAGTCCCTCAACGGTATATGCTCTTTCAATATAGTCAGTATAACTAATAGATGCATTTACTGTTTCGTCTGGGGTTCCATCAGTATTGAAATATCTCCAACCAATTTCATCAAAGTCTGAAGCATCATCTGAACGAAGTATCTTATACATTACTTGTATTTCAGATGAGTCAAAATTAACTGCATCTAGATATGTTCTAATAGCAGTGCCAGGAGTTTTCAATTGAACCTTACGAGTTACATAAATTGCCTCGTTAGAATCCCCATCTGGGTCTGTTGCTGGAATATACTCATCTGTAGGATAAACATCAGAAGAAGAGTCCACATTATCTAGTCTATTTGCAACTGCGATAAGTGTTTTTCTTTCCAAATCAATAATTGGTGACAGGTTATCAACCTCTGTTTGCATTAACATTTGCAGTCTGAGTGATTTACTACCGTCCATTTCATTATCTTCATTTACCTTAGAAGCAACAAGTCGAGGTGTCTCAAACAAATAGTTATCTGTTAGAGGGATAACCTCTGAGGCACTACTGCTTTGTAAATCAAACGATTGTTCATTACCACTTGGTGAGGTTCCACTTGTAGTTCTTACTTTCGCAATAATTGAAGTGTTTGGATGTTCAACTGTTGGAACAAGAGTCTGCATTTGGTTAATAACTGCATTCTCTGTTGCATAAACTTCTGCACCACCACCAGCACCAGTTGTTGATGCGGCAGTTGTAGTAGAGACAGTATAAGAGTCCATTTGAATATTGGATAATTGAGTATGAGTCTTATTAATCTCCGTCAAAGGAATTCCATTTAGTTGATACAACTCTATAGTTGTATTATCAACATGTGCAATCGCTGACGTAGAACCAGCTCCACGAGTAATTGAACTTACTGAAGTTCCAGAAATTGTTCCATAAACAATTTCAAATTCTTCTTGTTCTGGGTTAGTAGTTTCAGTGTAAAGTTTCAAATAAACCGTTCCAGAAGTTGGGAAGTTTGAAGCATTGTCCAAAACCAAACTAGTAGCACTATCTGTAATCGCACCATTAAGTGTGGTTGACACACCAGAAGATACCCCATCAATTGTTACGTTGTTTCTACTATCATACATGTGATGGTCTTGATGAATAACTTTAATTTTAGTTTCACCAGATATTGTTCTTATTGGATTGTTTTGAAGTTTGACTTCTGGAATATCTGCATTAATCAAATCTACAACACCAGTTACATTAGTATCAAATTTTGCACGATGCAATTTAAACTTCAAGTCTTCTAGGTCATATGCAGACCAAGTTGTGTTATTCTGTGATTTGAACAGAACACCCAAGTAAGGTTGTTCAGAAACCAAACGAGTTCCCCCCACATCAGTTTCACCCATTCGTGAAATCCAACATAGATATTTTGGAGAATCTGTAAAGAGAACTATACAATATTCCACACCATCTTTAACATACACTGGAGCATCAAACTCAAATGTTGTTACTGCTGTTGCATCAAAAGAGGTTGACACCTCATCTGGTTCAAGTGTTTTGGATGCAAAAGGAAGAACCTTAGTTGTAGGATAACCATTTTGCATTTCACGAATTTGACAACTAACAGGAATTGATTCGTCTTTTTGAGAGAAGTATGCATCAACTTTGGTGATATATTCACCACCTTCTGCCTGAGGCATGAAGGATTGTGCTAACGGGTCCCACCATCCGACAACAGTATCACGAGTTGACTGTCTAGATGTTGCACGAGATTGCGAAATATCAGTAGTTTCTACTCTACCATTACGAGTTGCAATGATTGTTTCTTGAACTGTATTCAAGATACCCTTTGCACTATAAAGTGCTTGTGCAAATGTTTCTACACTTTCTTCTGAATTATTAATATCAGAAGTAAGTCTAAACATTCTTTCACCAGTTCTAAATCTTGGGTTACCACTAACCTTTGGGTCTGGAATTGCGAATACACCAGAAAGATTACCGGCCGCATCAGTGGTCAATGTTCCAGATTCAACATCAGTTGTCTGGATGATTTGACTTACTCTTGCGTTAAATCTATTTCTTGCACCACCAAATACACGAGTAGTTAGGAAACCACTTGAGTATTGACTACCCCAAATTTCAGTTTCACCAACTCTTGATTTGTTAGATTCTGGGTTTACAATCTCATCAACAGCACGATGTGCATTAGAGAAGTTTTTAAATCGAACAACTTCAGCATGAGTTGAGTTTCCAATTAGGTTTTCATCTTGGTCATAGAATTTTATTTCCAAAACTTGGAATGACCTAAGTTTATTTCTACCTGTTGCATCTATATCAATTTTAATAAAAGTTTCACCATAGTCATTAGGGTCAATTTCAATTTCGTCATTGATTAGATTGAACTCCATAATGTCAGATGTTACTGAACGTGTAGATGCAGTTTTTTGTGTAGTAAGTGTTCTATATCCACTAGATACTTTATCACTATATGATAGACTAATATCAACTTGACTGTTTTGGTTTAAGTCATACTCAACAGTAACTTTACCGATACGAGTCCAATCACCAGATTCGGCAGTTGGGTCAAGAACAGTTGCAGTTCCAGCAACCGCACCAGAAATCTGTGTGCAGTATTGTGTTACATTAACTTTATCAAAGAATGGATATACCTTTGTTAAAGGTTTCATACCAGTTGTTTCAAAAATAACATTTCTAGAACGAATGAACGGAATAACCGCTTGTGATAGAATTCTATCACCTTGTGATTCCAAATCAATCTGTGCAACAACTTGAGTTGATACACCTGTTCTGGTTCTAGTTCCCTGTTCAGTTGTAGTTGTTCTCTGAATAACTGGTCTATACGGAACTGTGTTACGAGCTCTCTGCCAAGAAGTTTCTCTAAATCGTGTAGAAGAAGATGTAGTTATACCAGACCACTGTGTCTGCCATGCATTCCATACCGTTCCAATTGCATTACGATTTGCAGCAAGAACCGTATCAAAATTACCTTCTCTGTTAATAATCAAATCTGGAAGACGGTCTACTTCAAACCACTCATCACCAGATGGTGTAAGTTTACATATACCTGCCCATGAAAAGTTCAGAACAGGGTTAAGGTTTTCAACACGAGTTGCGTATGGTTGTTCGGCAGTAACTTCATGAGTATAAGGAAGAGTAATGATATTATCATGAATCGTGTAATTATCATTTGTTCTTTCTGTGTCATTTAGATTTTCTTCTTCTAAAGTAACACCCTTCATATAATATTTTGGACGAAGTTCACCATTCTCCATATCAATGGAGTTACGATAATCTGGATGTTTAACATCACCAGTTGCGTGTCCAGCAAAGTTATCTACAACAAAACCAGACTTAAATCTATTCAAACCATTTGAATCTAAAATTTCTAGTGACTGTGCATCTTTCTCCAGAAGATTCAATGCAGTGTAATATTCAATATTAGAAATACGGTTATCAAGTTTACCGATATCACGCATTGTGTATCTACGATTATTCTCTCTAGTATATGTCGCATCTTCTAGTGCAACAATATAAGGATTAAGATTAATCGTTGCAATCTTCATTGCATTTTCTAGAGGTTTAGGTGCAGAAGGTTGTTCTGCCGGAGCACCTTGTGCAAGTTTAAACTCACCAACAGAATCCAAGAACAACATGTCAATACGACCAAGATAATATTCAAAGTCATATGTAAAGTTAGAGTTATCCTTTGGAATACTAATAGTTGATGCACCAGTTCCAGAATAAGAACGATTCTCAAAATCAAAAGAGAAGTCTGTAATTTTTGTTGCAGGCTGTCCTTGAGAATTATAATCCGAAGTAATAGAATTTGTTGAGTCTTGAACTTTAGGTCTAAAGTCAACTGCGTTTCTCAAATCGTATTCACCAGTAGGTTCTGCAACCTCTGGGTCAACACGAGTAGCAGAGTATGTTGGAATATCTTTGTAATCAATACTACTATAAGAATCAACGGTAAAGAAATCACCAGAAGAATGGTCAAAGTAATCACAGACAATCAACAACTTACCCTGTGGGGAAAGTGCAGTTGGTTTGCGAACAATACGAGCAACATCATAGAAGTTATCTCTTTGTCCATTGTCAAAGGTGAAATCATTAGTTACGTTATTGTCCCCGACATAAGATTGTGCTTCCATTGTTGCAGAAACACCAGACTCATTACCAGTAATAGTTTCTGATGCAGAGAACGAATTGTTGTTAATCGGAATATATGAAATCGGAGAAATTGGATTAATTACTGTTGCCTTTGCACCAGAAGTTCCACCAGTAATTGTTTCACCTTTAGTGAAAGAACCAGTTGCACCAGTAACAGTCCATGACGGTAAAGTGACCTCTGTTGAATTATCAGCAGAAGCATAAACTGCACGAAGTTTATGAATATCACCTTTACCTAGTGAAATATCTTTGTGGTGTGCTGAAGTTCCGTATTCACTACCACCAGCAATACCATCATTATCAACTACCACTAGATGACAACGATTATTTGTTTTTGTTTTTTCGTTAATATTGGTTCTAGTAACTGTTGCGACTAATTTTGCTTTACAACCATCACCGAACAATGATGAAGAAGTAATTGTTAATGATTGTCCACCAGTAGTCCCTAGTGTTACATTAGAACTGTTTAGGTTGATAACTTCACCTTGAGTTGCACTACCATCACCAGCAGTAAGGATAGAAAGAACGTAGTCTGTATTATCAACGGCATTAAAGGTTTCATTAGAACCGATACTAAACGTAAGAGCACCAGATGCAGAAGTATCAAACAATTGTTTACGAACAATAACTTGGGACTTTGATAGTCCATTATTACCTTCTGTTTTAAGTGTCTTAATAAAATCTTTTTGTAGTTTACGAATCAGAATGTTTTTATTCTGGTCAATCAACTTTGCACGAAGTCTATCTGCCTTACCAGAAGACACTGCAACAGTTGCCGCACTACCAATTGTTAAAGAAGTTGAACTTGCAATGTTTGTAACTTCTTTGGTTTCAACTGCACCAGCAGTTCCAGAAGGAATCTTAATAAAATCACCAACTTTAAGTTGGGTTGTGAAATCAGTTTGGAACCCTGTAAGTGTAGTTCCACCAGCAGACACAGAAACCGTTCCGTCAATAACAAACTCAGCATTAAGTAATGGGTCAGCAGTAAAATCCTGTCCAGCATCTGGGTCATTCATGTAAACTTGTTTTACAGAACTAAAATCAAAACTTTCCAAAGAAGATATAGTAATATCTGTATTACCAGAAGTTTCTAAAATCTCATCTGTCTCTGTTGAAGATGTAGATTTTAGTTTTTCTCCAGTAGAGAAAGAACCTGTAACTGTTATTAGAACAAGTGAGGTTCCAGTAGAGTCAGATGTAACATAACCATATGCACCAGATTCCATACCAGTTACTTTTGCACCAGCAGTTATGGCTGGACTTGGAGTTCCACTAAGAGTCAACTTAGTGAACATACGAAGGTCAAACATGTAAAGTTTGAATCTAGAATCTGTAGTTGAACCATCTGCTAGAAAATCATCAGATGTATCTTGGTTACCACTAAGATGTTCAAACCCACGAACACGAGCGAAACCAATCTTATTACCACTTGATGATTGACCACGAGTTGATGTTGCAGCATCAAAAAGTGCAACTTCCCTATATGGTTCTGCAATTTCACCACCAGTTAGTGGTTGCAAGTCTGGAGTATTATAAACATTGTCAACTATAACATAGTTACCCACTTCTACTGGAGTAACAGAACCGTCATAGTAATTAAAACTTCTTGGTTTAGGAATATCAATAAACTTTGGTGCAATGGTTTCAATTTCATAACCACGAACATATGCCTTGCCGGGCGATACTTGCATGGTTAGGTTATCTTCAGATGCAGTGTTACCACTATCTGTAGTTGTTCCCACAGCATATACACCATTGTTTAGTCCATCATCTAGTGCCTCCCGAAGATTAAGTTCAAAATTACGAATAACGTAATCACCACTTTCATCGAAAGTTCTTCTTGCAAGAGTTTCACCAATAACTGAGTATTCTGTGTTTCTTGCTTTCTGTTGAAGGACACCTTTACTTACTCTCAACAGTTCGATGAAATTACCATCTTCTTCTGAATCAAGAGAAAGTTTTGCAAGAGACAAATCAATCTTTAGTCGATGAGCACCCTTTGCATTTACGTTTGATGTTCCTTGTGCATTATCCAACAAGGAAGTGTCTTCCTCTGGAGTAACAAGAGATTCCGTAATTGTCAAACCAATACGATATGAAGGTGTATTAGTATATTTGTCTAGAATGATTCTCTGTTCTGGAACATGAACAAAGTGACCACGAACAAAGTAAACACCCTCTTGGATGTTTGCTGATGAACCAGTTGCAGTTGCATTTGATGCTTCTAAGATTGCAGAAGCAATACCAGCACCAAAGTCACCTACGGTAGCATCGGCAGAAATGTTTTCGCCATCACTGAATACTATAGATGTATTGTCTTGTCCAGTTTTTAAATACTTTACATATAGAGTTATTGGGTCAGAAGAAGTTGAGGGAACAACTTCAATTACCTCTGCTTCAACACCAGAAGTTACACCAGTAATTCTGGTTCCAACATACTCTGAAATTTGAGGAGAAATATCACTACCACCAAATGTCGGTTGCAATTTTACTGCATAATATTTTTCTGTCCAACCACATGCGCCAGGAATAACCACTGTTCCTTCTTTGAACATGTGGCGGCCATGTCTCTCAATCTGATTTTGAAGAATAGATTGGAGTTGTGTTAGTTCACGGGCCTGAACTGAAAAGCCGGGCCTAAAGAGGACACGATGAAAATTATCATCCTCGGCAAAGTCATCATAATAAGGAGTGACATTTAGATTGGTTTTTTCCATTGTTTAGAATTCCACTACGATTTTAATATCTTCTGTTTGGTCAGACGCACGAGATATCGGCCGTCTATTTTCAACATAGAGAACCTTTCCACTATTAGGTTCTAGTTCTGGATTTGCATAACCGTTTTGAAAGGTTAGTGTTGTTCCACCACCTAGAGTGACATCTTCAGAAGAAGATGCAGAAGGTGTTCCGGCTGCTGTTGAGGATGCACCAGTAATAACATTTGCACCAGTAAAGGCAGGTTGATTGTCTGTAGAATCTACACCATATTCTTCCCATCTCTCTTGTAGGAAATAGAGAATACTATTTGTTGCATCCCATTCTACAACACGACCAACTGCACCAGTAGATGTTTGTGTAATCTTTTCATCAACACTATAGTCTGTAGACGGTGAAGAAGCAAACTTAACTGCAAATGTTTGTCTACGAGTAGATGCCGATGATACTGTTGTTGTTCCAAAATTATATGGGTCTTTAATGATACCAACTTCTCTGAAGTCGTTTGCTACTGTAATATCATCACCTTCATTTTGTTCTAGTTTAGAGTTCATCATTACAAAGTGACCACCTAGTTCTGTTTGTGGATTGAACCCATGTCCACCTTTCGGTGAAATTATAGGTGTTACAATACCACCAGTTCCAGAACCAATGGATGCTGAAGTTTGCAAATCATTATCTGAGTAAACATTTGTGAGGTCAACAGTTGCAAAGGTATAACCAGAACCAGATGCGTAAACATTGGAACCAGAAGACCCCTGTGGTTCTATTGCACCACCAGATACCGAAATCTCTACAACACTAGAAGAACCATCACCATCAATTGAGGCATAGTATATTCCATCTGTATAACCAGAACCACCAGCCACACGAACTGTGTCGATTGAACCATCAATTGCAGCTGCAGAAATTGTTGTATCAGAATATACTGGTAAAAAGTCTGTAGTTAAAAACTTTTGAACTTGAGAGGTTGTTAGTGCATACATGTATTGCAAGGTGTAACCACCTAATTCAAAAGGAGCTGCGGTAGTTGAAGTTGGTTCAGAACCACTATATGCTGTTCCACCATTATTGTCAAGAACTTTATATACTTTATACTCTGAAGTCATAAAGTAGAAAGTTCCATCATAAAGATTAGTTGCACCAGAAGTTGTGGTGTTAGTTGAACTTACATCATGTTCATACATGTCATAAGTAATTCCGTTTGTCCAGTTTCTACGAGGGATAACGTATGCAACATCCGAAGATGAAATTAGTTTGGCAGCTAGCATTGAATCCCATTTATAAAATTCTGTTACAACATCGTCATTTGGAACAGGAGGGGAGTTGTCATCACCACCAGATGTGTCAACGGTAAAGGGTGAACTCTTACCGATGAATAAGTAATATGTTGACGCACTTGCTTCTGAGAACGATTCAAAGAATTGTTCAGCATTATGGCGTCTAAAGTTTTCTGTAATAATCGCTGCCATTTTAGTTTTCCATTATTCCTTCTTTACAAAGTTATTTATTGAGTTCTGCTAGTCGTTGCTGTTTGGCTCTTTCTTCAAGAGTTAATACCAATCCATTATCAAATGCCTGTTTTATAATATCTTCTTTTTTTACAGGTAATTGTTTTTCGTTTCTAATGTGCCAATCTGTAGCAATCTTTATAATTTTTGATTGACTTCTATCCACTCTGCTTGTTACAAAGTTAGTGAATAGTTCCTCTGGGGATATCATATCAACCAATAAACTATTATAATCTACATCACTCAATTCAATTACAAATTTTTTCATTATTAACCTATCAAGAATCCACTGAATATCGCATTAGTGATATCTGTTGTTGGGTTCTCATACACACCACATTGAACATAATCTCCAGCAGTTAAAGTTATTACCATTGCAATACTAGTCACTTGTGGTAAGTGGACATCGCCGGAAACAGCGGCAGCAGTCGATTCCATATCTTGATACAACCCTCTTTGAAGAGAACCGTTTTTGAAAAGAGCAACTTGGTTATTATTCTGTTCAGACCCATCACCAGCATCAATAGTCATATGTGCTGAAAAGTAATAGTTACCATCTACTGGAGCAGTGAATCTTCCATTATTAGCATTGAAGTCACCATTAGAATCTACATCTTGAGTCCATGAGGATGTGTTAGTGCTTTCACCGAATAGAATAACATCACCAGAATTGGTGTTTGCATTGTTAAGGAAGGCATTTTCAACATAACCAGTGAAACAAGGTTGTTTCGGTGCTTGAACGATACCAGTTCCACTAACAGACCAAAGTTTAGTCCAAGTTTCACTACCTGTCCCTGTGGTTGCATCTGCCGTTCCATTATCAGTAACACTGAATAGAAGGGCAGGTTCTGCATCTAGACTGTTTGACGCTTTATCGTTTATAACTATTGCTTGGTTAGTTGTTCCCTGTTCATTGGTGAAAACTGTTGCATAATTTATGTCTTCAACACCATATGCGTCTGTAGAACCATCACCAACATTAGTTTGTATTCTTAGGTTTCTTGCGGTATCGGAGTTATCCCAACCAACCCAAACATCAGTTCCCTGAGCAATCTTCACAGTATCCGATACATTCAGAGTATCAACATTAGTAGAACCAACTACAGTAAGATTTCCAGCAATCGTAGGATTGTCTTCAATCTTTGCACCAGTTACAGCATCATCAGAAATCTTTACTGTTGTAACCGCACTATCTTGAATTTCAGATACGGTTACCGAGTTTGCTGCCAAGTCTTCAGCAACGATAACATCAGTTCCTATTGAAGCACTTCCTATTTTATCAATTGCCATTTTTAATTATCCTTATGCGATTACTGGTGAACCGTAACCATTGCCTGCCATTGCCCATCCATTGGAACCTGTCCAAATCAATTGAACCATGTCACCAACATCGGCAAGAGTAATAGTAGAACCGTTTAGAAATTGAGCTGGAGTAATAGTAACATCACCACCACCGTCAGTTACTAGAATAATACTAGTCATTTGACCAATTGCACTTCCTTCGGCAAGTGTTGCTGCCTCAGCAGATGCACTTGACTCTACTAGGTTAAATCCAGAACTTGCAGAAAGAACAATAGTTGCAGACCCATCACCAGTGAAAGTAGATTCACTTGCAATAAATTGTGCATCAACTGTAGCAAATGTTGCTGTTCCGCCACCAGTAATTGTTGGAGCAGTTAATGATTTATTTTCTAGAGTTTGAGAATCTAGAGTTCCTACCAATTCTTGGTCAGCACCAGCAGGAAGTGTTAATACATTTGTTACTGCCGCACTGTGTGGTTGTGGTTTAATTGTTTGTCCATGTGAGTTTGCATGACAGTTTAGAACAATTTGTCCTTCAACTGCTGAGCCATCACCACGAACTTCAACAATATTAGTTGCTGGGGTAATCTGTAAATTACCAGATGCTGTTGAAACATTACCGATTAGGTTACCAGTTACATCACCAGTTACATTACCAGTTACATTACCAGTTAGACCACCTGTTACATCTCCAGTGACCGCACCAGTTACATCTCCACTTACATTACCAGTAAGATTGCCAGTAACATCACCAGTTACATCTCCAGTTACGTCACCAGTTACATTACCAGTAAGATTACCAGTAACATCACCAGTTAGTGTGCCTGAAATTGTTTTATTAGTTATTGTCTGAGTTGCGTCCACTAGAACAACATCGTCAGAAGTTAGAGTAGAACCATCACCAAGCTTGGTGTATACTTCTACGAAATTGGCGTTAATTTTGCCTGCGCCGGTGCGAAGGTCATCGCCTGTGCCGTCATTCGCAGAGCTTCCACGCCCGATTGATTGATATGCCATTTTTGGTTCTCCTTAGAGTTTATTATCTTATCTTAGTTATTTATAACACCTATCAAGTGTCTCTATCAAAAGTTACATTATTTTTGTCGAAATTTTGGTCTAATATACCGAACCCAACTCTTGTTGTATTAGATTCTGAATTATCCCAATTTTCCATATTTACACTGTCAAGTGTAACACCATAATCGGTATCACTAAACAGTGGTTTAGTTACAGTTCCATCTGGAGCTGCATCAAACCTTGTTCCATCACCATCAAAGGTGCCTGAGGTAAGGTTGACCGTATCCCACGTTTGAATCCAATCCTCTTCATTACCAGATGCAATATCAAAAGTAAGAGAGGTGTTATCAAGTAGAATATTGTTTTCATCAAATGACTCTGCATGTAAACCTTCTGTGTCTGGTTTCAAGTCAGCCTTATCAAAAGTAGTGTTTGAATCAAAGGTAACAGATGTGTTATCAAAGTCACCAATACCAAATTCGGCTTCATCGAACTTGTTGAAACCATCAGAGAATTTCATGAAGTCATTGTCAAAAGTATTATAACGACCACCACGAGAAATTATAATCTCAGAAGGGGGCATTACATTAATTTTAGTTCTAAATGCTGTAGATGGAATAGAACCGTCTGCAAGAGATACATCTCTAATGTTCAGATAACCCCATTGTGCAATACTATATTGGTCACGAGATAAGTTTGAACTGATTGTTGGTATTCTACCGCCAGGGTCTACTGCAAAGGCAGAGGGGTTGGAATCATATACTGGACTCACAGTAAATGCATACTTTACAAAATTTTCTAGGGTAGGCCCAAGATTAAAAGATGTGTTTCCTCTATCAATATCCAAACGGACATCTACTTCACTTGTTACTGTGACATCCCTTTCTCCAGCATTCAAGTCAGAAGAAAGTGGAACACCGACTTTAGCATTAACACTTTTTGTCGAGTCATCTGCCGTTCCTATTCTTCTACCAAATACTGTAGTGAATAGATTAGTAAATGTAGATGCAAGTTCTGGTGAGAATGTTGTGTCATCGAAACCAGATACCGTTCCAGCAGCAGGAACTTGTATGGTTGCAGAAACTTGAGATGCAAATGATACTTCACCAAATACGTTCCAACCAGCTGGGTGAACAGACCTACGAATAGAATCACGCCATCTATTGATAGACTCACCAATACGAACAACATAAGAATAATCTTGGTAATAGTAGGAGTCTTGTATCTTCATCGCCTCTTCAGAAATCTTACCTCTGTCTGAGATATAATTTCCTACTGTCTCACCAACAGTTCCTACAGAAGAAGTTGCGGTTGCGAAATCTGATTGATACACTGTTGCAGATGCTCCAGTGATTGTTTCAATTAAATCATCTCTACTGAATGTTACTGAAGTTTTAAGTTGAAGAATGTGAGTGTCTACATCAAAGTTTACTACGACACCATCATGACTTATAAGTGAATCCCCTGCCGCAAATGTTCCAGAAACATTTTTTACTAGGATACAACGGTTTAGTGTAAAGGTTGGTTCAACAGAATAGTCCAATCCAAAGTTTGTAATAACAACACCTTGAACATTACCGACCATAGGAGTAATATTAGATACAGAATATAATGTTGCCCCCGAACCACTTGTATTATTTGGAGTAGTAACAGTTGGAAGTTTAATGAAACCATTACCTTTATCAATCATCTTAATTTTAGTAATCTCACCAATCTCAGAGGAAACTCCTAAATCAGTAAAGGTTGCTTCTTCTAATATGATTGTGTCACCATTTTCTAATACAAGGTGGTCATGTTCTCCAACGGTCTCTTCTTGTTTTATAAAATTTCTATCTTGGGTAATAACAAAATCACCATCTTCAGTAATGAAGTGGTCTGGCGAAGTAAAGGTTTCTAAATTAACAGAACCCCCAACAACAGCGACTTTCGCACGAACTCCTCTACCCTCAGTATTAATGGTATTAAATACTAGTTCTTCATTTACAGTATAACCAGAACCACCATTCTCAATCATAATCTCATCAATAGAACCAGTTCCAGCACCATCAACACGGGCAGTGGCCTGACCGTTTCCATTACCACCAGTAATATATACTGGGTCGGCAATATTATAATATGCACCACCAGTTGTTACTACAGCACCAGTTACAATACTTTTAACTTGTGCAGAAATTTCTAAGTCACGTTGGGAGTCAGTGGTAGTTACGGTTTCTCCAGATATAAAGGTTCCATTAACTGAGTTTGCATCCAGATTAATCTCTGCAAGAAGTGTCGCACCTTCTCTGAATTTAATTACTGTTCCAATAAGGGCAGTCGCACCAGAGGTTCCACCAGTTAGTCTTTCTCCAATACTGTTTGAAAAGTTTGAAGTTCCATTTTCAACAACACGAATAATTTTATCAGTAGACCATTGACCATCAGATGGACGGAAAATGTTATCTCTTGGATATGCAATTACTGGTTCTTCATTAAAAAGAATTCTGAAGAATAGTTTATGTCCGTCCCTTGTTCCTTTTGCGGTATACAAGTCTTTAATGTTTTTAAGAAGTTTTCTTTTCTCAAGACCCTCTGCAAGAGTATTCGGCAAAGATTCCATAAAAGATTCTTTGAACGTATCTAGAAAATCATAAACAGTATTATCAACATCAGCAAATTCTAAAAGTTGTTGAATGTTCTGAACAGGGTTTGGACGGTAGGATAGAACTGTTGCAACACCACCAGAGGTTTGTCCTCTGACCTGTTCACCAGTTATAAATTTTTGTTGAGAGGTAATGAATAGTCGATTATTGCTATCAAAGTCATCAACCAATACAGTTGCAGTAAAACCAGAAGTTAATCCAATAATAGTTTCACCAGCAACAAACTTACCAACAGAATCTTCTAGAACAATGTTCTCGCCAGTCTCTTCTAGAATATAGTTTTTAGATAGAGTTTCCTCAACTACATAGTTGTTACTTCCAGAAAGGCTTAGTTCGCCTGCCTCAAGAAACTCATAGTAATACTTGAGAAATAAAGAGAATAGTGGATGTTCTTCACGAACAAAGTCTGGTAATTGACTCTCAATGTGTGGGGAGACTTTGTTCTTTAAAGTGTCTGCCATTTAATATTACCTTAATAAGACGATGATGTTGCGTAGTTAGTTCCGGCAGATGAACCACCAGCCTTAATTGTATCATTGCTTCCTGTTATAATTAGGTTGGACAAATCAATTTCTAAAAGTTGGTTACGCACAGATACCACATCATTAGATTCTGGTTTTACAGTTATTGATATAGTTCCATCAGAATTAGATGAACCTGTAACATTCAATGAGGTTATAACAACTTTTCCGTTTGCATAGTCCACGGTTCCAGCGGAATTATCAACAAAGTTTTTTGTTGTTCCACCAGTGATATAATATCTTCTAAGAGTTCCTGTTCCATCGTCTTCAAGATACATCGTCTTAGTATCACCGGCGACAGTAAATCCTGTTGAGGTCACAACCTCAACTCCAAGTGTAGCATCTGTTACTGTTGATGCATTTTCTAAAGGATAATGAATGTTATTATTAAAATTAATTACATACTCAGAAGGTGTATTAAGAATAGGAATAATACTATTTCTCATTCTAACATTAGTTATGCTTGAGAGAATAGAACTATCTGAACTATCAACTAATCTTGATAATTTAGAATATCTGAATACGACATCGAACTTATCCAAATCTTGAGTGTTATAATTAGTAATTGAATTTCTGACAATTGCTTCTAAATCACCAGAAGATTTTGTTGTTGCATTACTATTATATTTAAAAGAAACCCCAAGTATAAGTTTAGTTATATCTGGGTCAATAATGCTTGGACGAACTGATGCAACATTAAATTTATCCATTGCCTTTGCAATAGTATTTTTCTGAGCAACAGTTAGATTGATACCAGAGTTTGTTTTAACTGAAAGAAATACCTGTCCGTATACAGGTGGGTCATTATCCTCACCACCCCAAACTTGAACTGCACGAACATCTGGGTATACCTTTGGAAGAACAAGTTTATAATCTTCAGTAGTTACTGCTCTACCCTGTGATGCGAAATCTAGAGGTGCATTATATTTTATAGATTGAATAGTTTCCGCATCTGCACCACCTTTTGCTTCAATTAGTGTTGCGATATCATAATCTGTTTGTCCACCAATAGTAGTGGCACTAAAACTCTTTGCACCATTTGCCTTGTCACTATTTGTCACAATATATTCTAAACAAATAATGTTTCCGTTAGTTGGTGACTTACCTATTACACCATCACCAAAGTAAACCTCAAATCTTCCATCCTCTACTTCTTGCAAGAAGTAACTATTAGAATTTGCAGTTACCTCTGTAATATCAGTCGCAAGAGTATAAACCTCTGTTGAGTTATTAGTTGATGATGCTTGAACAGAAACCTTTAGTGTTGAAGTATCTGCACGATTGTTTGTTATAAGATATCTCTTCTCTGGTTGTGTTGCATCAACAGTATATTTTGCGTAAACTAATGAACCTTCATAAACTGGAACATTACTAAATCGCAAGATTCCATTAATCGGGGTTTGACTAAAATCTTCATTGGTAATGAAACTATACGCAGTCCCATCCATTTGCGTAGTGAACTTTGTTCCCTTATTCATAGTAAGAGAAGTAAGGTTTGAATTATTAATCACAACGTCCAAATATGCAACTGGGGCTCTAACAGAACGAGGAGTATATCCTAGAGTCTTTGCATGAGAGACAACAGATGACCGTAGGGTTGCAGTATCTAGGAATGATTCGTTCACTGCCATGTTTGCATTCATTGCTAGGTAGTGTGTGTTATACGCCAGCAAATCAATAATAGTTGACAAACCAGAACCTTCAAAGTTATAGTCTGTAAATTCGTTTTGGTTTTTTAGGTATGTTTTTAAGTTGTTCTTAATATCATCAAAGTCCAACTCAGTAACTTGTAGTTTGTTTGCCATCTTATCTTAGTCTCTCTAAAAACAAATTAAGTGATTGTAATTCTGGTGGTGCATTAACAATATAAAATTCGATGACCACTTCATATGCATTTCTGTCAATATCTCCTAGACATATAACATTTGCCAAATCAACTCTTGGTTCAAAGTTTGTAATACAATCCTCCACATGTCGTGCAAGTAGATTTGCTACCATAGGAGATACTGGTTCAAAAAGTGCTTCTCTGATATCAGAACCAATCTCTGGATGAAAAGGTCTTTCATAGTGATTAGTATTGATTAGATTTCTTACACTTCTTTTAATAGCATCTGCATCAGACAGCTTAGCAATATCTCCAGTAACAGGGTGTTTTGTGAATGTTAAACTCACATCCCTGTATATGCGTGTGCTTCTACTGGATTCATTTGTTCCAGTTGCGTCACTAAATGCTGTTGGATTTACTGCCATCTATATTCTCCTCATTCTATTTATAAGGTTATTCGGGAAGTTGAACCTTTCCTTCACGAATTAACTTCTCACGATTTGCGAGATGTTTCAAATGAATCTCTTCTTTAGAACCACCAAAGTATGCAACTGCATGTCCAGATTCTACCAACATATCAGTTAATCTTTTCCCATCAATAATGAAGTCACCAAGAACTCTTCCAAACTTTCCCTTTGCGTCTTCACCCTTTTTATCAATTTCTGTTTTAAGAACATGCATAGAACCTATAGGAAGATTATCCTTAACAAACTGTTTACTTGCTAGTCCGAAGGCCTTCTCTACTAAATCTCTGGTTCTAGATTCTGGAGTATCAATCCCCATCATTCGAACTCTTTCTCTATGCATCCAAATACCAAAACCCAAATCAATATCAATGTCAACAGTATCACCATCGACCACTCTTAATATTTTACATCTATACTCATACATTTTTTATTCTCTCCATTTATCCAACTGATACATTACCACTACCACCTGTCATCGCACCACCATCTGCACTGTCACCAACTCTACCAACTGCGATTCCATTAATAGATACAGTTGATGAACCAGCATTCAATGCGGCTGTGTGGTCAGCACAAGAAGGGGTTGGTGGAAATGGATGGGCAACTGTTTCTGCACCCACCACAATTATATTTATTCCGTTTGCCTTAACTGTTCCATCAGTATTCGAAGTGTCAATGGTTGTCTCATCAACACATTCATGTCCTGTTGTTAAAGCATCTCCCTCTCTAGAAACTGCTGGCATTATGCTAATTGGTAGAAGTTACCAATCTCCTTGTAACGAGTATGGTTCCACATTGTGAATATCATTCCTCTATTTGTCGTATCGGTTAATGATAGATGAATCCAAGGTAGACCAGAACCAGTGTTTTTGTATTCTAGAATCAATTGGTCATGAGGAACATTCTCACGAATCCAAGATGCAATATCAATATAACTGTTCTTAGATACGCCAGGGAATTGCATATCCGCAGCTTGACCAATGTTATGTTGTGAACCAGTTTGTTTACCTCTATATGCATTCGTAACAATCATAGTAGGGTATTCATCTCTAATTAAGTCAAGAGCATTGTTTGCAAGGACTGAAAGATTATCAATAATCTCTTGTTGCGTAAGACCTTTATTCCCACCCTTTGCAATTCTTGTTTTCGCAACAATAGAACTTGCAGAGAGTTGTCCCAAAGTAAAGTGTTTCGAAAGTTTCAATCTATAGTTTACACCACCAATCATATCACCAGCATCATCATAGTTGGTTGGGTCTGTTGGGTTAGGTGACACAGAAGTATTCCCTGCCTCTGGTGCAGAGATATATGGATTGTCTTCAACCTCACCGTGGTCACCACCATCTGTATCTGGTATTCTAGGTTGTGCAGTTACAGAACGAGTTGCATTAGTAAGAGTGTATGTTCCTTCTAGTGCGTTGAATGAATAGTCAGAGAATGATGTAGGAGTAATTTGTCCAGAAGTTACTGCTGCACGAACCTCATCTATACTTAATGGTTCATCATCATTTGCATGAAACTCATCATCATCCTTCAATGGGACAAAAGGTTTTGGTTCTATCACTTCTGCTTCTTTAGGTGCTTCGGCAGTAGTTGCAAATCCATCAGTGTCAAGTTCATCCACTTCAACACTCCACGGTTTGATACCAGTATCCAAATCACCACTGTCAACATAAGACATAGCAGGAGCAATACCAACTGCGGCAGGTTGAGGAGTTACTGCTGGAACTATTGCGGTAATCTCTATGGCAGTTCTTCCGTTAGTATTCAAATCAATCGTTTCACCATCAAGGTTCATTGCACCACTTGAACCAATTTTCAGTGTTGCGTTAGAATCCATAACCATTGCACCAGTAGATGCAAGAGTATATGTTCCTTCTG